CGTCTTGCTGCGCCGATTTCTAGCAGTGACTTGGATTCAGGTCCGATTTCGGTGCAATTTGTTTGTGTTGAACCCGGCTCGGCACCGGAGGAAGATTATGAAACATTGGACTATAAAGACAATGAGGTTGAAGCGACCAATACGATTCTGCGGTTACAGGAAGAAGTGGCAGCGCTGCAGGATGAACTAAATGCCAATGCTCCCATCTATTTGCCGGTCAGTGTATCAACGGCAAATGTCGAACCGCAACTAAATCAAAAGTTAGCCAACATCCAAAGCCAACTAAGCGCGCTGGTTGATTACGAAGAGAATGGCAGCAAAGCAAAGACAATGAGTGAAATTGACGCAAACCCGATTTATCCATACACAATTAACTATTACATTAACGCCATTGATACGCTTGAGGATTCACTTGAAGATTTGCGGGACAATAAAAAAGACAGAAAGACCCGTAAGGCAACCAAAAAAGAGATCAAGCAACTGGAAAAGAGCCTTAGAGGCGCCTTTATTGACTATTACGACGGCACCTACAAAAAAACACGAAAATCTAGGCTACTTGATATTGAGAAGCTGCGCAAGGACATGGTTTCCCTTGCAGCGGGTAATGTTAGCTCCAGCGGTGGTGGTAGAGACTACTACGCAGAAGCTGTGCGCAACAATAATTTGCGTAGTCAGATCGCCCTTAAGGAGCTTGAGATCGACCGCCAGCAACGAATCCTAGATAACCCCGAAAACTGGAACGACTATTTTCACACAAAATGTCTAGTCAAGGTCGAAGAAGCCGCCTACGAAACAATTACACAGTCAAGCGTAATTGACTTCGCACTTCGTGCCCGCATCTTTAAGCGCATTAACGGTCGGAACAAAAGATACGGTGAAAAGAAAGAGGATACTTTCAAGAACAGCGACAATGGCGTCAAGATGCGCGTTGCGTTGTTTTGGTTGCTGTATCGACGTACCGGCAGAGCAGATTGGACGCGAGTAAACCACATTTTTGCAATCCGCCGTGGCACTGACGTTGATAATTACATTTCGCTTAAATTCCGCGCCAACGACAACGATGGCAACTGGCAGTTCCAATTTGAACCGATAGCAGAAACTGCCGCAGAAATGCGTGAATTTGGCTTTGTTAATTTCGCTTACATCGAAAACAACGGTGGAAATCAGCAGATCGTCAATCCCGATGGCACCCGTATTTTGTTTAAGGGTTCCATAAAAACACGCGATTTTGATCTGCCGCCGCTAAACAACAACCCATCGCAAATTGATGAATGGGGCTTGTTCTCCGTGCGTTCCGATACTCAGCTGCAATTTAGCTTCGACAATGGCCCAGAGATTGAAATCAAAGCCGTAACAGAACAGCGCGTGGAAGCTTTAAGTAATTATCCGCAGCTATATAACAACTTGAGTCTGCTTGGCTTTAATGCTTACAGCGGTCAAGGCATACAAGATTTACGTTCCATCAGTGCCTATGTTACGGAAGGGCGTTGGGTCCGACGTTTGAATGACGATGGCACTTATCCCAACGAACCGGATGGCGCCAGCAGTTATGCGCCTGATATTTTCTTAGACACCATTATCGATGGCGTTGATGGTATTGGGCGCTATGCAAAAGTTGCAGGCATTGATCTACAGGGTTTAGCGCTAGCCAAACGATTCTGCAAACAGAACGCTTTGTTTATGGATGGTGTCATTGCAGAAGCCTTGCCTTGGCGTCAATTCTGGGCAGAGATAGCGCCGTTCAGTCTGCTGGAACTTGGACGCATTGGCGGACGCGAAACACTGGTGCCAGCAGTCCCGTGTGATAACGCAGGCAACATCCAGCGGACAGTGCCCATTGCTGCTTTGTTTAACGCTGGAAATATCTTGGAAGATTCTTACAAGGAAGAATACATTGATTACGGCTCCAGCGTTCAAGATTTAATCGCAACAGTTATTTACCGCGAAACTGAAGTTGACGGTGTATTCCCGCGCAATCGAAGTGTTGATGTAAATCTTGCTGGAGTAGATGAAGCTATAGGTGTCCGGCAGACATTTGATCTGTCGCAGTTTGTGACAAATCGTAGTCAAGCCATTCTGTTCGCCAAGTTGATGTGTAACCAACGGCGTCACATTCGCAAAGCCGTTGAGTTCAAAACATTCCCCACCGACAGCCCCATGGCGCCTGGCTCTTACATCTACCTAGATGTTGGGCAAAATCAATGGGGCGGCATCCATTCCGGCGTCGTTCAGGCAGGCGGTGTACTCAACACACCCGTTGCGGGCAACGTACCCGATGGCACCTACAAAGTGCTGCTGTACAAATCAGGCACTAAGCCTGTAACGCTAAACAGCGTGGCTATCAGCGGCAATACCGCTTCAACGCTGGCGGCTTACGATGGCTGGCTGTTTGCCCTTGGCACGCAGCTGTCGACCAAGCGCACATTCCGTATCACAGAAGTGCAGATGGACGAGGAGGGCGAAGTGACCGTCAAAGCGGTCGAGCACGAGTGCGATGCTAATGGTCAAAGCCTGATCGCAAACTTCGATGATTCCTTGTTTGTCATCCGCTAAGTTGTATGTAAACAGTACGGCGCCTGGCCATGGGCTTTTACACAGGACAAACCGGCTCGTTGGTCTTCGCTGGCAAGCCTGTCGCCAAGATCCGCGATTGGTCGTTGGATACAACAGTAGAGCTTTTGAGTACCAACACGATCGACAGCGCTGTTAATACGTTTACGCCCGGCGTTAAAGGCGCTACCGGCAGTGCCACTCTGATGTACTACCGCCTAGAAGCCGGTGAGTCGTCAACCTATACCGAGTTCACAGCGCTACTTGCAAAGATCCACAAAATTGGTGCTGTCACGGAAAGCGATCGTGTTCTGCTGCGTTTGAACGTGGGCGGAAACGAAAGCGACGACATCCAGTTCAACGCTTACATTACTTCCGCTCAGCTAGGCGTCAGAACAGGAGAGCTAAGCGTGGTGCCAATTCAGTTCACTGTTGACGGCGACTTCTTGGCAGGTGGTGTCATCGTATGACGTATTTTCTTGGCACGCTTGGCAACGTAAGGCTGCGGCGTAATAACGAAAATGCGCTGTCGACATCGGTGAGTGATGCGGATGTGACATCAATTCTTAACCGCATTGGTTTTGAAGGTGCAATCGACAATCTGCTGACTGGTGATCGCGTCACGATTAGCACAGACGATCCACGCGGTCTATTGTTTTTTGATGTCAGCGCATGGATTGATGGCGTAAGCGCTGTGCAGCAACGCATCAGCGTATTTATCAATGTCAACGTTGCCGGTGGTTTGCGCTTCTTTCGCAATTTCTCTGATGCAGTAAACAACAATCGAGCCGCCGAACTTCAAGTTGCGTCTTTTGTTGGAGATCCTATTTCCGTCACCGTTGACGTGACAAATTTTCGCACTAATGTGCTTGGCAGTGTCAGCAATTATGAATTCAATACTGACCGAGAATCGCTTGATACCACAACGCTAACTGACAAATTTAAGCGCATGTACAGCGCAGGCTTAATCAGCGGCGCTGGTTCAATTGATTGCAACTTTAGCTACGAAACATCGGGTATCAAAGAAACACCCCTGTTGATGCTCCAGTTGATCCAGCGTGTAGACATCGGTAGCCAGTTTGATTGTCTGCTTTCGATCACTGACTCGGAGAACGATCCGACCGTAAGTGACATTTACTACGAGTTCACCGCAATGGTGACGCGCTCCGGCATTCAGGTTGCCGCCGGCGATCTAATTACATGCCGAATTGATTTTGTGACTACCGGCGAAATACGTCTGGTGGTTGGTCGTCCGTCTGGCTATGTTCTCAAGGAAGACGACGACCGCATCGAACTCAACCAAGACAGCTTGTCATTCCTGCTGACTGAGGTTGAGGACTAAACTAACCCTATGAAGGCTAGCGCGTCATGGCGGACCAACGGATTACGCAACTTACGAAGCTCAACCAAGCTGACGTAGCTGCCAATGATGTACTGCCCATCGTTGATGTCGGCAGCAGTATCACCAAGAAGGTCGAAGCCAAAGACCTGTTCCAGGCTGGCGCAAACCTCGCTGATGCCAGCAGCATTGACCTATCCAAGCTCAACCAAGCCAGCGTTACCAAGCTTGGGACTACTGCGCTAGCCGATGGCGCGATCACCGCCGCCAAACTTGCTGGCGATAGTTCGGTTGCGGTTCAGACGACTGCGCCAG